TATTGATGCAGTATCTTCAGACCAGAATGAAAAAGTTTTAGTAGAAGCTTCTGTTGTAGATAATTTACCATTTACAACTAAGATTGAAGTTCCACCAAGAGGTGAAATAAGAATTACTACTACTGCAAGATTTAATCAATTTGATAATGACTTTGTATCATTTGATAATATTGAACAAACATTTGATGAGGCCTCAGGTACTGCAGATACTCAAGGTAGTGTATTACTTGAAACCGGAAGTTTCGTATTACTTGATGGTACTGATAACTCAAGTGCTAATGCAGGTTCTAAAATTACACTTGTTGGGCCTTCTAATTTACTTGACTTCTCACAAACCATTTACAGATTTGATGATGAACTTGGTGTACCATTCGCAAGATTTGATACAGGTCTCGTATAAAATGTGTATAAATAATAGAAGATATAGGAGTTTAACAATATGGCATATCAATCACTCGCTCTAGGTTCAACTGCAAACGATGGTACTGGTGACACCCTCCGTGCAGGCGGAGACAAAATTAATGATAATTTCGTAGAAATTTATACTTTATTAGGAACAGGTTCTGCACTTACAAGTGGTATAAGTGCAAGTAGTTCCGTAGTCACTTTAACTGCAGCAGTTATTGCAACAAGTCTAGACATGAACGGTCAAGAATTAATTCTTGATGCTGATGCTGACACTTCAATAACAGCAAGTACAGACGACCAAATAGATATTAGAATATCTGGTGCTGATGACTTTGCCTTTACTGCAAATAAGTTTGATATTCTTTCAGGTTCAACACTAGAAGTCAATGGCACTTTAGACATGAATGGTAAAGAATTAATCTTAGATGCTGATGCTGATACTTCAATCACAGCAGATACAGATGATACAGTTCATTTAAAAATAGGTGGTGCATCTTATGATGCATTTACATTTACTGCTGGTCAGTTAGATATGAAAACAGACGGCACTGCTGGTGTTGCTCAGATTAGATTGTATTGTGAATCTAGTAATGCTCACTATGCCGCTTTACAACCACAACCACACGCTTCTGGTGTTTCCCCAACTGTTACTCTTCCAAAATATACTGGTACTCTTGTAGCAGATACAACTTTTGTTGGTGCAGTAGATACAGTTTCAGGTGATGGTTCAAGTACTGATGCAATTTCATTAGTAACAATGATTTCTTTTTTAGATACTTCAAGTGGTACTTCTTCATTAACTTTAGCTACAGGTGTTGACGGACAAATTAAAAAAATTATAATGGAAGTTGCAGGAAATGCTGCCACACTAACACAATCAAATGGTAATTTAGTTGCAAGTCAAGTTTCAACTTCTATTGTTTTTGATGCAGTTGGTGAAAGTGCTACTTTAATTTATAGTGCTACTTTATCAAAATGGTTAGTATTTGATGTTCGTGGTGCAACAGTAAGTTAGGATAATTTATGGCTTTACAATTAATTGGTACTGATGCTCTAGCAGATGAAGCTGTTAGTACAGATAAATCACAACCGTTCGGTAATATCATATTAGACTCTTCTGCAGCTGGTACTGATGTTGGTGATAGAATACTTCTAGATAGAACAAATGCAAATGGTCAAGATGCTGGCGATGCCATTAATGTTGAAAAAGAAATATTAGATATTGAAGGTATTAATGTAGCATCAAGAAAACAATTAAAGTTAGGTGCAGTAATATTAGAGAGTGGTACTACTGACACAGTTGATGGTGATGTTTTACTTTTAGATTCAACTGCTTCTGGCGTTGACGAAGGTGAAATGGTATTGTATAATGAAACTTTTATAGATAAAGTAGGATTGTTTAATATTAATACTTTAGGTTCTGCTGGACAAGCACTTAAAGTTGATACTGCTGGTATAGCTTTTGAGTTTGGGTCGGTAGAAGCAGGCGGACTTGTTGTGCAACAAATAACTTCTGCTGTTGCAAAAGCAACTTTTACCTCTGCGATACCAGATGATACTTCAACCCCTACAGTAACAGAGGGAACAGAGATTTATTCACAAGCTATTACACCGGCCGCTGATACAAATAAAATTTTTATAACAGGTGCCATTATGGGTACAAGTGCTCAAGCAAATGGGTGGGGTATTACTCTTTTTAGAGGAAGCACTTGTATATTAACTGTACACGATAGTAATGCCGAGGGTGGTACTCAACCAGACCAATGTAATATTAATGTTTTAGATGACCCTGGTACAACATCTGAAACGACATATTCTATTAGAGCTGGGTGTATGGCAGGTAGTTCGGCTACTTTTATACAAAGAAGAGGCACAGAAAAATATAATAATACAATGAATTTAAATTGTGTAACACTTCAAGAAATAAAAGGTTCGTAATTATGAATATTGCAAAACTATTAATATACTATTATCCAAATTGCCAATGGGAGTTAGTGGGTAATGACCAAACTGATTATAAAAATTTAACTTGGTTAGATAAAAAAACAGCCAAACCAACAGAGTCAGAATTATTAGCAAAAAAAGATGAGGGTGACCTTCGTGAAGCTTTAGATAATTTAAGAGTTTTAAGAAATAGACTTTTAAAAGAAAGTGATTACATGGGTAATTCTGATGTTACCATGAGTAGTGCTTGGAAAACTTATCGTCAAGAATTAAGAGATATGACAGATGGATTAGATACTATTGATAAGATTAATAATGTAACTTGGCCCACAGAACCATCATAAATAGAACTATAAGGAAAGAATAACATGGCAGCAATTATCACAGAAAAATTTAGGTTGAACAATGCAACCCAGTTCTTTGAATCTTTTTCAGAAACAGATGAAAGATATTATATGTTCATTGGTAAATCATCACCATTTACATCTGGTACTTCTGGTGGTTCAGATACATCTCCACCAACACCCATAGATGATGTTACTTCAGAAAATTATAGATGGGATTCAATGATAGGTGCTAATCAAATTGCTTCTTCAGATGTTTCAAAGGTTGTAAATCGTAGAACTTTTGTTTCAGGAACAACTTATGATATGTTTGAACATAATATTAGTTCTTCAAACCCAGCTAATAATTCTGGTGCAACTAATTTATTTGATTCAACTTTTTATTTTATAACCGCTGCGTTTAGAGTTTACAAAGTTTTATATAATTTAAATTCAAGTGGTAACACTTTTGCATTATCAAGTGAACCTACTTTTACTTCACCAGTAAAACAATTTGTCGGTGGGTATTATCTTCAGTATATGTTTACTTTAACAACAACTGAAATTAATAAATTTTTAACAACAGACTTTCACCCATCAACAACTGATTCAACAGTATCGGCTGCAGCTACAACTGCACATGGGGGTTCTGCTCCGTATAATGGTGCACCAATAGATGCCTTTGTTGTAACAAGTCAAGGTAGTGGTTATCCAGATGGAACATATTATGCAAAAGTTCAAGGTGATGGTTCAGCTGCAATAATAAAACTTGTTGTAAGTTCAAATGTAATTACAAGATTTGGTGAGACCGGTGTTTCTGCTGTACAAGTTGACGGAACAGGTTATACTTTTGCAACTGTTTCTCTTGCAGGTACAAACATCTATACTAATACAGGTGCATCATCTTTGATTTCAGGTTCAACATTAACAAGTTGGAACTCTGCAACTGCTGGTGCAATCACTCCTATCATATCACCAAAAGTTGGTCATGGATTTAATGCCTTAGATGAATTAGGTGCTCATTATGTAATGATGAATACTAAATTAGAACAAGATGAAGGCAGTGACTTAACAGTTGAAAATGATTTTAGACAAGTAGGTATTGTTAAGAATCCATCACAGTTTGGTAGTGCTACTTTATTTAGTTCTTCAACTGCAAGAATGAGTTCTGCCGTATTACTTGCTTCAAATTCTGGTGAGTTTGAAGTTGATGAAAAAATTACTCAAGCAACATCGGGTGCTGTAGGTAGAGTAGTAGAATGGGATTCAAACAATAAAATTTTATATTACCATCAAGAAAGATTTTCAGATTATGGAGTAGATTCAAGTTCAAATGCAACAGCATTTTCTTCAACAACTACAATTACTGGTGGAACTTCAAATGCAACGGGTGTTCCTTCTTCAAGTTCATCAACTGTTGATAGTGCTGTATTTTCAAGTGGGTATTCAAATCCAGAAATGGAACCAGATAGTGGAGACATCATATACATAGAAAATAGAAGACCTATTTCAAGAGCTTCTGACCAGACCGAAGATATAAAAATTATAGTGGAGTTCTAAATGGGACAAAAAACAGATTTAAATGTTTCACCATATCATGACGATTTTGATGAATCAGATAATTTTCATAGAGTATTATATAGACCAAGTTTTGCTGTTCAGGCAAGAGAATTAACAACCCAACAATCTATTCTTCAAAATCAAATTGAAAGAATGGGAAGACACATCTTTAAAGAAGGTGCAATTGTTATTCCTGGTGAAATTGGTTTTATAGATGAATACTATGCAGTAAAATTACAATCTACATTTAATGGTGTTTCAATTACTTCTAATGCAAGTTCTTATGTTGACACAATTATTACTGGTACAACTTCTGGTGTAAAAGCACAAGTAATTGGTCAAACTGCAGCTGATAGTACGGACCCATTAACTTTATTTGTAAAATATATTAAACCTAGTGATACAGACCAAGAAACTCAAACTTTTACAGACGGCGAGAATATTAAATCTGATGCTGCAATCGGTACAGCTTCTATTAATCAAGAATCTGCTGTTTTACAAGCAAGTAACGCAACGGCAACTGGGTCAGCTTCTTATGTAAATGCTGGTGTTTATTTTATTCGTGGTCATTTTGTAAGAAGTACTACACAAAGAATAGTTTTAGACAAATACACAAATACACCTTCATATAGAATTGGTTTTACAATTACAGAAAATTTAACGACTCCTGAAGGTGATACTTCACTTTTAGATAATGCAACTGGTTCTTCAAATGTAAATGCAAAAGGTGCACATAGATTAAATTATACCTTAACTCTTGATAAACTTTCTTTAAATTCAACTGCTGATACAAACTTTGTAGAATTAATGAGATTATCTAATGGTAGGGTTCAAATGAAATCAAGACCTACTGAATATTCAGTTCTTGGTGATAACCTTGCAAGAAGAACATATGATGAATCTGGGCATTATACTGTAAGAAGATTTCAAGTAGACCCAAAAGAATCTTTAGATGATGGATTAAATCAAGGTGTATATACTTCAGCACAAACAACTGATTCAGGTAACACGCCTTCAGATTCTATAATGACTTTACAAATATCTCCAGGTAAAGCATATGTAAGAGGTTATGAAATTGAAAAGGCAAATCCAACTTTTGTTGATATAGATAAAGCAAGAACAACGGATACACTAAATGCTGCTGTAACTCCAGTTGAAGTTGGTAACTTTGTTAAAGTTACAAATGTTTATGGTTCTCCAGATATTAGTCCAGAGATTTCTGGTGAGATTGCAATACCTTATAGAGAAGTTTCTTTACACGATAATTTTACATTAGCCAAAGATAGTGGTTCTGCAAAACGAGGAACAGAATCTGGTTCACTTCAACCAAATCTTTCTGGTAATCGTATTGGTGTTGCAAGAGTAAGAGGGTTTGAATTAAACTCTGGAACAGGTTCAACAAACTTATTAACTGATGCTGAAGATAGTGATGCAATTTTTAATACATATCTTTTTGACATTAAGATGTTTACAGAGTTAGTATTATCTGACACACCAAACACAGGAATTACTGTTGGTGATAAACTAACAGGTGTATCTTCTGGTGCAACTGGTTTTGTAGAAAGTTCTGGAGGTGGTGATGATTTAGTTTTAGATAGAACCGCAACACCTAATGTTGATGCAGGTGATAATATTCTTTTAGAAGAAGGTACTGCTGTTGATGCAGATGATAAAGTAACTCTTGAAGCAAGTTTTCTACCAGAATTATATTTAACAAGTGTAACAGGTATCTTTACAAATGGTGAAAAAATTAAATCTTCAGGTTCATCAGAAAGTGATGAGATTATAGAAAATGCAGATAATGTAGATGTACACATTGCTCAAGACCCTAAAACTTTTGACTTTGGTATGGTTCATTCTATGTTTATGAACGACCCATCAGATACAGAAGAAGACTTCACTGCAGATACAGTTCAAGATTCAAAGTTTACAATTACTGGAACAATTACTGCAAATAGAAATTCAGATACATTAACTGGTTTTGGAACACTCTTTACAACTGAATTAAGAGTTGGTGATGTATTAGAAATTAGTTCAGGTACAAATGGTGCAACAGAAAAAATTGTAATTGAAAAAATTACCTCAGATACATTAGCAACATTTTATGTTGTAGATGGGTTTTCTGTTTTATCAACTGCAGCTACCGAAAGGTCAACAATAGACAGTATTGAACAAGCAACCTTTACAAGTAGTGTGAGTAGTCTTAATACTTTTAGTGCTGGAAATTCAGACGGAACAGGAACAGGTATTATTCTTGCAGGTACAGGTACTTCAAGAACTGTTGTTGTAAAAGACCACAATGATGTTAAGTATAACGGTAAATTTAAAATTACATATGTAACAGATACTACTGTAAAATATCCTGTTTTAGGAGACCCAGTAACTCCTGATACGACTGCTAATGTTGCTGCTATTATTGGGTTAACAAATAATGTAACTTCGGTGTCGGCAAAAAGAGCAAGAGCTACTTTAGCTGACCAAGAGAAAAATTTACTTATAAGAAAATTACAAAAAAGAAAAACTAAAACTTTACTCACAGAAGCTAACAATGGTGCCTCTGATACATCTTTTGTTTTTAGAAGACAGTTTGTAGGGACGATAAACTCTTCAGGTGCAATTGCTTTAAGTGCAGGAACAAATGAAACATTTGGTTCGGTAACAAACACAGATTATATTATTACAATTATTGATGATGGTGCTGCTGGTGGTACAGGTAGAGTTGGTGATATTGTTGATGCAACTGCAATCACAGTTGGTGGTACAGGAACAGGTACATTAACATTTACTTCAACTACTGTTTTTGGAACAGGTGGTGATTATAAAGTAAAAATTACCGCAACTTTAACAAAAACTTCTGCGGCAGCAAAAATTAAATCAGTAGAAAAATGTCATCTTGTTATTGTTGACAATGATGGTGTTGCTGGTGGTGCACAATATGGTAGTTCTGCTCATCATAAAGATATATCATTAGGTCATGCTGATGCATTTAATCTAAGAGGTGTTTTTGAATCTGCTACATCAAGTACTGCAGCTGTTTTACCTCAGTTCACAACAACTGTTGCTTCTGGAACATTTGTACAAGGTGAAAGAATTAAGGGTGGTACTTCAGGTGCTGTTGCTGAGATTGTAAATACGATTTCTCCAATTACCTATGTACTTAAATCTGGTGCAGACTTTAGTGCAGGTGAAACTATTACAGGTGTTAGTTCTTCTGCAACTGCTGTTGTAGGAACACTTACAGCTGGGTCAACTGATGTTACTTCAAAATATTCTTTAGATACAGGACAAAGAGATAACTTTTATGACATTGCAAGAATTGTAAGAAAACCTGGTGAAACTGCAGCAGTTGGTAAACTCATAATTGTATTTGATTACTTTGAACACGCAGCCGGTGATTTCTTTACTGTTGATTCTTATTCAAGTGCTGTTGATTATGAAGACATTCCTCAATATAGTGCAACAAGAATTGACCCAGACCAAAGACAACCTGCAGGTATTTTTAATTTAGAAGATACGGTAGACTTTAGACCAAGAGTTGCCAATGCCACAATATCTGCTACAACTAATTATGAGAGTCAAGGACAATCTGCAGATAAGATTACAGGGTATTCATTTCATTTTGCTCAAAGAGCATTTACCGGAACAGGTTCGTCTATTGCAAATGTTCCAAAAGATAATTCAAGTTTCATTTATGATGTTGATTTCTTTTTAGCAAGAAGAGATAAACTTATTTTAAACATAGAAGGTGATTTTGTTGTTAAACCAGGTATACCTGCAGAAGACCCTGTTGAACCTAGAAATAAATCTCATGCAGAAAATATGGAAATTGCTACTATTAATGTTCCTGCATTTACAGATAGTGTTGATGATATTACAATAAAACTTGAAGAAAATAAAAGATTTACCATGAGAGATATTGGTAGATTAGAAAAAAGAATTGAAAGAGTAGAAGAATATACAACTCTTAATTTGTTAGAACAACAAGCAGAGGCATTACAAGTTCAAGATGCAAATGGATTAGATAGATTTAAAACTGGGTTTGTTGTAGATAATTTTCAAGGACACAAAACTGGTGATGTGACGCATAGAGATTATAGTTGTTCTATTGATTATGAATTAAGAGAAATGAGACCGAAATATAATATGAAAGGTATTGCTTTAACAGAGTCAAATACCACAACTGCTACAAGAACATCTGCTGGTTATCAAAAAACAGGTGATGTATTAACATTACCATATACTGATGTCGCAACAATAGACCAACCATATGCAACTCAAGTAGAAAATGTAAATGGTCAACTATTTTATACTTGGGTTGGTGACATGACATTATCACCATCTGGTGATGAGTGGTTTGAAACAGAAAAACTTCCATCAATCGTAATTAATCAAGAAGGTAATTTTGACCAAATTCTTCAAGCTGTCGGGGGCGATGATGCTTTAGGAACTGTTTGGAATGCTTGGGAAACAACTTGGTCATCTGTAAGAGGACAACTTTTCGCAAACCAAGGAAACATATTTAGAAGTCAAGATGTATTTGAAAGAGTTATTGATAATAATGTTAGAACAGGTACAAGAACATTTGTTGGTGAGTCATTTAATATTGAAACTACAAATTCTGAAATTGTAAGAACAGATGTAATTCCATTTATTCGTTCAAGAAATGTTTCATTTACAGTAACAGGTATGTACCCAAAAACAAGAGTTTATCCTTTCTTTGATAAAACTTCTGTAATTAATAATTGTACTCCAGACACTGGTTCTTTATCTGGAACAAATACTACTAATAATATCCCAACAGCAGTTGCTGGCAATTGGGCAGTTGTTTCAAAAATTCAACTTAAATACGATAATAATGGTACTGAAGATATTACTGCTAAAATTGAAGCAGCAGATAACTCAGATGGGTTTGCAAATACCGCAGCACATACAGATATAACATCTTTCACCGTTGCAGCTGGGTCAAATGCAACTTACAATATTACATTAACTTCTGATAGAGCCCCTAATAGTGAAGGTGAACAATTCTTTAAATTTACTTTTACAAATGGAACTTCTGGTGGTACGACTGCTACAAATAGATTATATGAAATTGTATTTTTTGATGAAAACGATTCAACAGTTATTACTAATGCAACTAATTCAACTGTACAAGAGTTTCAAAACTTTATTAACCCTGCAAATGCATTATTGACAACTACAAACCCACCTTCACAAGCTGAAGTTCCGATTAATAGAGATACACCTTCAACTTTAACTGTTCAACTATTTAATGGTGCAAGAACAATCACACCATCTAGTGGAACATCAATTAAATTATTACCTGGTGATGAAGACAATGATAGATTCGTTACTGGTCCTACTGGAAGAGTAAGTGGTATCTTTAATATTCCTGACCCAACAGTTTCAGGTAACCCACAATTCAAAACTGGTGATAGAGTCTTTAGACTAACCTCTTCTGCAACAAATGCTATTGAAGAGGTAAGAACCTTTGCTGAAGCAACTTACTCTGCTAAGGGTAGTTTAAATGTCGTTCAAGACACAGTTACACGAACAAGAGATGGTATTCTAAGTAGAACTTTAGTATCAGAACAAGAAGAAAGAACTCGTAGAGGGGCATTCTTAGGTAGACAAAGATGGGACCCACTTGCACAATCATTTACTTGTGATACCACTGGTGGTGAGTTTATTACAAAAATTGATTTATTCTTTTCTCAAAAAGATACAAGTGCACCAATCGTGGTTCAATTAAGAGAAATGGAAAATGGTTATCCTACAGGTAAAATATTACCATTTGGTACTGCATCATTGGAACCTGAAGATGTAAATGTTTCTGCTACTGCAGATACTGCAACAACTTTCACATTCCCATCTCCAGTATTTCTTGAAGAAAGTGTAGAATATTGTTTCGTGGTTCTTACAGACTCTAGAGATTATTTACAGTGGATTTCAGTTATGGGCCAAATAGATATTAAGGGTGGTAGATTAGTAAATGACCAACCTCATTTAGGTGCATTATTTAAATCTCAAAATAATAGTTCTTGGACAGCTTATCAATTTGAAGATATGATGTTTACAATGTATCGTGCAGACTTTAGTACAAGCACAACTTCTAGTGTTGTTCTTACCAATGATACTGTACCTTCAAAAACATTAAATGTTAATGCAATTTCAACAACAAATGCTTCTGATGTAATTAAAGTGGAACATAGAAATCATCAAATGTACAGCACATCTAATAATGTAACAATTAGTGGTGCAAGTTCTGGAGTATTTACAACTCTTTCTTCAGGTATTAATGATAGTGTAAATGCTTTAACTCTTGCAAGTGCTACAGGATTCCCATCAAGTGGAACAGTATTCATAAAAATTACAGCACCAAAAGATTCTGCTGGGGAAGTTGTTGCTGATGAAGTTATCTCAGGAACAATTTCAGGTACTGGAATTTCTAGTGCAACCAGAGGTGTTGAGGGTTCAGGTGTTGCACACTTGGCTGGAGCAACGATTGAACTTTATCAAGTTGCTGGTATTCCTTTGACACAAATAAATAAAACACATACTTCATTAACAGCATTTGGTATAGATTATTTTACATTGACAACAACTGCAAGTGCTACATCAACAGCTGCTGTTGGTGGTTCTGCAATCGTTGCAACTGAAAATGCATTGATGGATACAACTAAGATTCTTTTAAATGCATTAGAATATAACGGAACAACAATTAATGCAACTGCTAAAACAACAACTGGTACTTCACCAGATGGTTCTCAAACTCCATTTCAAAAAATAACAAATGGTATTTCTTTACCAATTAATGAAAACTTTTTCTTTGATGCACCAAGAATGATATGTTCTACTATTAATGAAACAAATGAGTTGTCAACTGCTAAATCTTATGAGATGACTTTAGCGTTAAGTACAACTAGAAGTAATTTATCACCAGTTATTGATTTAGATAAAGCATCTATAATTACTATTGCAAATAGATTAGATAATGTTGATTCAAGTACTGATGTTTTCCCTACAAGTCAATTTGTACCTGCAACCGAATCAGATGGTGATAGTAATGAAGCAATTTATTTAACAAGGCAAGTTCAATTAACAGCTTCTGCTACACAGTTAAATGTATTATTTGATGCTGTAAGACCAAGTTCTTCTGAAATACAAGTGATGTTTAAAATACTTCGTTCAGATGATTCAACTGATTTTGAAGATTTAGGTTATACATTCTTTAATACAGATGGTTCACCTGATGTTACAACAAATCCTTCAACTACAAAAAATGACTTTATAGAACATGAATATACTTCAACAAACCCAGGTGAGTTTATTGCATTTCAAATAAAAATTCGTATGCAAGGAACAAATAGTTCTGAACCTCCTAGAATAAAAAGATTAAGAGTGGTGGCAACAGCATAATGACTAAATTAAATGTAAAAGATAAACCTCATCTTGTTAGAGATACAAATTCAGGTGCAATTTTAAATATAAATGCCAGTGCATATGAAAAAAGTAAAAGAATAAGAATAGATGCAGAAAAACAAAGAGATGAGCTAAGAGGTGCAGTAAGAGAGATAAATAATATTAAATGTGAAATGCACGAAATGAAACAATTATTAATAAAACTAATAGAGAAATAAAATGGCAGATAGAAGCGTATTAGCGTCAAATACTTTTGAAACATTCCGAACAACATTTAATTCGTTAAGTGCTGATATTGGTGATATTGCTAGTGTAACTGGTGCTTCTGGAACAATTGCATCTGCAACTGATGTTATTGAAGCAGTTGTACAATTAAATGCAGCTGTTTTTGACCCATCAACAGATATTACTTTTTCAGGTGATAATACATATTCTGGTACTGCTAATTTTACAAGCACTGTAACAATGAGTGGAACTAAAAATTTTACTGGAACTACTAATCTTGCTGGATTAGTTTTTAGTACAAGTGGTATAACTTTTGCAGATAGTACTACACAGACAACTGCAGCCACTACACAGGCTTTTGCTATATCAATGGCCGTAGCACTGGGATAAGGAGAAAACATGGCTAATAATTTTAAAAATGGATTTAAATCTATTCTCACTGCTGGGGAAAACTATCAATCTACTGGTAGTGCAACACTAAATGCAACTGGACCACAACAGATTTATGTCGCAAATAATGGTTCAGGAGTCAATTCAATTTTAATTGAATTAGATGCAGCTAATACTGGAAGTTCAGCTATTCAAGCTACTGCTTTCGTTCAAGATTATTCTGCAAGTTTAGGTACAATTACTTCTGTGGTTTCATCAAGTGATACTGCAACAGTAACTGCTGGTTCTGCTCATGGTCTTACAACAGGTCAATATGTTTATGTATCAGGTTCATCAACTGCTTATGTCAATGGAATTTATAAGATTACACGAACTGCTGCTACGACATTTACATATGCACAAAATTCAAGTGCATCCAATGGTACTGCTGCTGGAACAATTTTAATTTATCCAGCATATCATATTGTAAAAGATGCACCCATTCCGACAAACTCAACTTTAAAAATTGTTGACGGACAAAAGATTGTTTTAAATTCAAACGATGCTGTTTATGCATACGCATCGGCTGGAACTGTTGATATCGTATCAGCAATACTAGAAGATGTAACATAGGATTAAATTAATATGTCATATATTGGAAGACCTTTTTTAAATGTTCCTGCAAACACTTTTGCAAAAGAAGATTTTACTGGCGCAGACACAGGTACAAATAATAGTATAACAAACTCTATTGTTTTGTCAAGAGAAATACCTGGGTTGAATGCTTCAAATGTTGAAGTGTTTATAAACAATGTTAGACAGGAACCAGATGTTGCATATTTTATCAGAGATGATAGTACAGGTGTTCCAATCATTATAGAATTTTCAGAGGCATTAAATACTAATGATTCTATTTATATTATTCACAAAGGGTTAGGCCCAGGAACAGAGAGAACAGGAATTGCAGCTGGTTCTGTTACTGCAACAATGTTAGCAGATAGTTTAAAAGAGTTTACTTTAAATTCTTTTACAGGTGATGGTACAGATACAACATTTACACTTGCGGCTGCACCTAATAATGCAAATTCTCTTTTAGTGACTGTTGACGGTATCGTACAAAAACCAGCAACAAACTATTCTGTTTCATCAACAACTCTCACATTTACTTCTGCACCAGCAAACAATGCTGAGATAGAAGTTAGAGATTTAGGAATAAGAACCTCAGTTCGTAGAGGAACTGGTTATACTACTGATATACTAACTGTAAGTGGTAGTTCAACAAGTACAATGTCATTATCAAGTTCAGTTCTAGCTGATGATGTTTTTATTTCAATTAATGGTGTATTACAAACACCGACATCTGCTTACACAGTAAGTGGTGCAACTGTAACTTTTGCTTCAAATCTATCTGACGGAGATAGTGTAGTGGCAAGGTATCAAAGATAGAGAAATATTAATGGCAATAAGTAAAATAACAACTAGAGGATTTAATTTTGCAAATGCACTCTCAAGAGGTGATTTCACAGACGCTTCTTTTGGTGATATTATTTTATTAGAAAATGAATTAGGTGCATTATTAATGGACGCCAGTGCTGATGGTGTTGATGTTGATGGTCATATTTTATATAATGACAATAATTTTGAAACTGGCCCAAGCGTAGGACTAGAAGATGCAACGATTGACTAACAAGTTAGGAGAATAAAATATGACAAATCCTTTAACCGGTTTAACAAAAATTTCTATTGCTAACCTTGAAGACGGAACTATTACATCAGCTCAAATTGCAGACGGAACTATTACAAATACAGATGTAAATGCTAGTGCTGCTATTGCGGGTACTAAGTTAGGAACAGTACCTGTATCAAAAGGTGGAACAGGATTAACTTCTGTCGGTGATGCAGGTCAAGTAGTGCAAGTTAATAGTGGTGGTAGTGCTTTGGAATTTGCAGATGCAGCAGGTGGTGGGTTAATACATCTAAATACAACTACTGTTGATAATGCAGCTTCTATTATTTATAATAATACATTAATTACTTCAGCACATGATGTATATAAAATTGTATGGTCAAATTATGTTCCAATAACTAATGATACAACTTTAAAATTACAAGTAAGCACAGATAATGGAAGTAATTTTTTAGCTGCTACAAACGGAAGAAGATATAATAATCTCAATGGCACAAACCATGCAAACCAAAATGGGGTAGATGCTGGTACTAATAGCATTTTAATGGGTTTGGCTCTTAGTGGAACTCCTGCTAATGGAGTTATAAGTGGAGAATTAACAGTTGCAGGAGTTAATAACACAGCTAGTTATAAACATTGTTGGGGAAAAGCTGTGTTTCAAGCGGCAGATTCAAGTGCACTTTATTGGCAAGACAATGCTTCATATGTTACATCTACTTCTGATATTGATTACTTTAAAATTAGTAGCTCAAGTGGAAATTTGGAAAGTGGAGTGTTTCATTTATATGGGTATGCTAAATCATAGGAGATAAATTATGGCAACACTTTATAAAATAGTTAATGGCGAAAGAATAGCTATGACAGATGCTGAAACTACTGCAAGAGAAGCAGAAGAAAAAGTATGGGAAGATGGTGCTGTTAATAGA